GCTATGCCCTGCCCATGAGGAATCTCTACGATGGATATTATGAATCCAATACACCAGGTCAAGATAAGATGGCGAGAGTGTTTGACTCTACTGCTATAGATAGTACGCAAAAATTTGCGAATAGATTACAGAGTGGCTTATTCCCACCTGCTACTCAGTGGTGTCGTTTAATTCCTGGATCGGAGATACCAAAAGAACGACAAATAGAAACGCAACAGATTTTAGATGGCTATACCAATAAAATGTTCGATGTAATGCGACAGTCTAATTTTGACCAAAGTATGGGAGAATTTTTACTTGAACTTGCTATAGGCAGTGCGGTAATGCTGATTCAACCAGGCGATGAAGTAACGCCAATACGTTACACCGCTGTACCGACATTCTTAGTTACCTTTGAGGAAGGTCCATTTGGCACTGTTGATAAAGTCTATAGAAGAATGAAAAAACCTTACGGAGTATTAGACCAAGAATTTCCAGATGTAAAAATACCCCAAGACATGAAGAACAGTTACCTAGGTCGAGAAAGCGAGATGGTTGAGCTGATCGAGGGTACTTACTACGACAAGGATACAGGTAAATATCATTATCAGATTGTTGATTATAATGGAAAGCATGAGCTTGTTTATAGAGAATTAAAATCATTTCCTTGGGTGGTAGCACGTTACATGAAAGCTGCTAACGAAAGATATGGTCGAGGACCTGTACTTACTGCCTTACCAGATATCAAAACATTAAACAGAGTATTAGAGCTTACACTTAAAAATGCAAGTCTTACTATTGCAGGAGTCTATACTGCTGTTGATTCTGGAGTGTTGAATCCTGGCGCAATAAACCTAGTTCCTGGTGCGATCATACCGGTCAACTCTAACGGAGGTCCTAGAGGAGCTGACTTACAGCCATTGCCGAGAAGTGGTGATCCTCAGTTATCTCAGATTGTGGCGAATGACTTACGGATGAATATTAAGAAAATTATGTTAGACGAATCTTTGCCACCAGATACTATGTCAGCTCGAACTGCACTTGAGGTTGCCGAGAGAATGAAACAACTATCGCAAAACTTAGGAGCTGCTTTTGGTCGATTGATTAATGAGACTATGTACCCTGTAGTAAGAAGAACTCTTGAAGTTATGGATCAGCTCGGTATTATCCAACTACCACTGAAGGTAAACGGATTACAAGTTAAGGTACAGCCGATTGGTGAACTTGCTATGGCGAGCAATATGACGAAAGTAAATCAAGTAATGCAATACGCACAGATAGCTAGTTCGTTAGGACCAACAGGTCAGATGACTATTAAGGTAGAACAAATTGCCGACTACATTGCGGATGCTATGGGAATCCCTGCGGATATTAGAACTACTTACGAAGAGAGAATGCAGATGCAACAAGTCATGGCGGAGCAAGCTCAGATGATGGCTCAACAGCAACAAGCTCAGCAAGCACCACCACCACAGGAAGAACAGTAATGAATTTTAATTATGGTGGATATGATCCACAGCTATGGAGGGCAAAAAAAAATGAAAGTAACAAACGAAGAACAAAAAAATATAAATAGTCCAGGTTGGGAAGGCTTAGATGCAACACCTAACCCACATCAAAAGATAGAACCTACTGACTTGGATAAATTATATCAACGAGTTTTTTCATCACAAGATGGGAAAAAATTACTGATACATCTCAAAGACACATACCTCGACACTCCGACTTGGACACCTGGGTATGATAATAGCTTCGGATATTATAGAGATGGTCAGAATACGATTATAAGAGAAATAATAACCAGAATAAGGAGGGCTAATTATGATCGAAAATGAAGAAGTAAAACAAGACGAAGAACAACCGATACCACAATCAGAAGAGTCAAAAGGCTTGATGGCGGATGCAGAACAACAAGCAGAAGAAGTGGTTGAGGATGGAATGCCTACAGGCAAACAAGAAGATATCTATGACGGAGAGGATTTAGAAAACCTTGAGTTTACGAGACCAGAAACATTTCCAGAAAAATTCTGGCATGAGAAGGATGGTCCAGACGTTGAAGGTTTAGCCAAAGCATACGGAGAACTAGAAAAGAGATTTCACTCTGGCAATGGTAAAGCTCCTAAAGAATATAGCTTAGATAATATCAAGGAACTTGGCTTTGCGGAGGATGATCCTGTTGTAGATACTTTTAAGGAGTGGTCTAAAAATAACAACGTGCCTCAAGATGCCTTTGATGAATTGGCAGGTAAGATTGCTGAAATGGGTATGCAGGCTCAACAGGATGAAGAGATACATATTAAAGAAGAGAAAACTAAACTTGGTGAGAATGCCGATAATATTATTAACTCTAACGTCAAGTGGGGTAGGGGGTTAGTTAACAAAGGTATGTTATCTGAGGATGATTACAACGAACTCGAAGTATGGGGAGGTACAGCTTCTGGTCAGAGACTTCTCAATAAATTTAGAGGCATGATGGGAGAGCGTGAGATACCGACTGCTACAGTGGAAGGTCAGCGAATGGATGAGGAAGAATTAAAATCCTTAGTTGCCGATCCTCGATATGGAACTGATGAAAGATTCCGTAAAGATGTAGAACGTAAGTTTGTGGAGTATTACGACAAAAGATGAGAAACTATAAGAATGAATACCAAAAATTCCAATCCTCTTCGCAACAAAAAAAAGATAGAGTTAAGAGGAATAAGAATCGTAGGTTATTGATGAAAAAAGGATTAGTTAGAAAAGGTGATGGAAAGGACATCGACCATAAAGATGGTAATCCACAAAACAACAAATCATCAAATCTCAAAGTGGTATCTCGTTCTTATAACCGAGCTAAAAGGTGAATGAAAGAAGAAAAGCCGAAACATATAATCCCTCTACGAGATTGTAGGGGGTCTCGGTTTCCCAATAAAAAGCGAAGGCTTGTTGAATATAAAAATCCTGTAGTTCACTATGGAAAAAGTTCGACTTGAAAATAATCTAAAAAAAAGTTATAAATAAAGTATTAACTCACAACCCTAATCTAGGGCGGGTTTGGCTACTCAGAAATGAGTCGTTGCAAGAGCGTAATCTTGTAGCCAAGGCTGAATTTTTTCAATAACCGATAGGCGATTAGTTTTTTATATTTAACTTTTATAAGGAGTACAAATGAGTACAGGACTATCAACTGCATTTATCACTCTCTTTGAGGCTGAGGTAAAACAAGCCTACCAGGGTGAAGCAGTACTAAGAAATGCTGTACGAATGAGAACTAATGTTAATGGTTCAACTGTAAAATTCCCAACTATCGGGAAAGGTGTATCTCAAGTTAGAACACCACAAACAGACGTTGTTCCGTTAAACACTTCATTCGGATCAGTGACAGCGACTATGACAGATTACATAGCTGCTGAATATAGCGATATTTTCGACCAAGCAAAAGTAAACTTCGATGAGAGGCAGGAATTGGCTCAAGTTGTTGGTAAAGCGATTGCTCGTAGAGAAGATCAAATAATAATTGATGTAATGGAAGCAGCCACTCCAGGCACCACGATTGCGAATACAGTTGTAACTTCTGGTTCAGCCGCAGCTTCTGACTTGAATATTGGTAAAATCATTGCAGCTAAGAAAGCTCTTGATGCAGCTAACGTAAGCCCAAACGACCGACACGCAATTATTCATGCGAATAACCTCGCAGGTCTTCTTGGCGATGAAAGGGCAATCAGTGGCGATTTCCAAAACATCAAAGCACTTGTCGCAGGTGAGCTTAACACTATGATGGGCTTTCAGTTTCATATAGTCGGTGACCGAGACGAAGGCGGCTTAAATGTTGATGGATCAAGTGACAGAAAAACTTTTTTCTTTCATAAGTCATCTACAGGCTGTGGTGTATCAGTAGCTCCGAAAGTAGAAGTTAACTACATTCCGGAAAAAACATCATTCCTAATAAGTGCCATGTATAGTGCTGGAGCAGCAGTTATTGATACTGCCGGTCTAGTTCAAGTAACTTGTAGAGAGTCATAGGAGGTAAAATATGGCATTTTCAAGAACAGGATGGAATCCTATTGGTGGCATGAGCAAACGAGGTAGTGCTCCACAAATGTGGACGTACACTTCAGCTGATGCTATCGCAACAGTAAATACAGCAGCTTACTTCAACGCAGTATCTGATGAAGTAAAAGTTGGTGATCTAATTTATGTTCACGACTCAAACACACCTACTGCTAGTTTGGTAATCGTCTTATCGAACGCAAGCGGAGTGGTTGATGTTTCAGACGGAACAGCAATTAGTGTTGCTGACGCTGACTAAATAATAAACTGTGGGGAGCTTCGGCTCCCTGCTTTTATAAGGAATTTTTTATGGCAGCAGGAGATACTCAAGTCAGCATAGCAAACCAATCCCTACTACTACTAGGAGCTGACACTATATCAAACTTTACTAACGGAACTGCTGTCGGTAATGCGTGTTCAATCATATACCCCAAAGTTAAAGCAACTACTCTAGGGATGTATCCTTGGAGTTTTACTTTAAAAAAGGAACAGCTTTCTCGATTATCAACAGCTCCCACTGCACATTTTCTATATCAATTCGCCCTCCCCCCAGATATGTTAAATAGTGTACCAAGAACTGTCTATGCAAGTAGTGATCGAGGAGCTATTCCTATTACTGATTGGACAATACAAGGGCAGACATTATTGACGGATAGAGAACAAATATTTGTAGACTACCAACAGGATATCGTAGAAGGTAAACTACCAACGTATTTCATACAACTCCTTGTATATATGTTAGCCTGGAACTTGGCTGAAACAATAACAGATCAAACCGAGAAAGGTGCATACTATAAACAGATCGCCCTCGGTACTGTAGCTGAGAACAATAGAGGTGGATACTTTAGAACTGCTATTAACTTAGATGGTGCAGGAGAAACACCACCTGTCATTGCTCAGTATTTACTTACTGAGGTTCGCAGTTAATGTCGAGAATAGTTCAGTATCAATCGTCATTCACTATGGGTGAGTTTGACCCTCTCGTAAAAGGTAGAGTGGATATTCAGCAATATCAGAATGCTTTAGAGAAAGCGACTAACATTGTGTGTATTCCGCAAGGAGCTATAGAACGTAGACCTGGCACTCAGTTTCTACTCGACATCACTAGTCATTTAGGGTCTGGTATTACAGCTCAACAAGGTATACGACTTATCCCATTCGAATTTTCTACTACCGATTCGTTTATGTTAGTCTTCGTTAAAATTTCTACTGCATCCTCAAACAATACGAGAATGTTTGTATTTAACAATGGTACACTTGTAACTAATATTAATGGCTCTGGAAATGATTATTTAACACTAACCTTTGGTGATATCTCTTTTGATAAGGTGTCGTTTACGCAATCAGCTGACACACTCATAATTGTAAATGAGGATTTAGCTCCTCTCAAAATTGTACGAGGGGCAACAAATGCTGATTGGACCGCTACTACTATTACCCTTACTTCACCAAAGTATGCATTTACTTTAAATACGACTACCCCTTCTGGAACAATCACACCAAGCTCTATTGATGGTACATCCGATATAACAGCTTCTACACACGTTTTTCATGATGGTGAAAGCGATACTGCTCAAGCAGGTGGCACTAATACAATTACGTTACACAGTGGAGCTTCGAGTAACGATGATATTTACAATGGGTCAACTATAAAAATTACAGGAGGCACAGGTTCTGGACAAACTAGAATTATATCGGATTATGTACATTCAAGCAAAGTAGCTACTGTCTCAGAGAATTGGACTACACAACCAGACAACACTTCGACATTTACAATTACAAGTATGGTCGGACAGTATGTTCAAGTAATTAATGGATTTGGTCGAGCTAAGATTATTGAGATAACCTCAAGCACAAAAGTTAAAACTAATGTTGAAGTTCCGTTCTATAATACGTCAGCTCAAAGTGATTATGAGTTAGAGTTTGGCTATGAGGATGTATTCAGCACTGATCGAGGCTTTCCTAGAAGTGCAGTATTTCATGAGGGTCGTTTATACTTTGGCGGTACTAAATCTTTACCTTCCGCATTGATTGGTAGTAAGATATCCGACTTCTTTAATTTCTTAGAATCAGAAGGGCTTGATGACGATTCCATATTCGCCTTATTATCATCGGATACTGTGAACGCAATTACAGGTTTGCGTAGCGGACGTGATCTTCAGATCTTTACCACAGGTAATGAGTGGTATGTTCAGCAGGCTGAGTCCGAACCGATTACTCCGCAAAACCTTACATTGAAAGCAGCCACTAAATCTGGATCAAAAGAAAACATTATGCCTGTAGCTGCGGAGGGTGGTACTATATTCTTACAGCGATCTGGAAAAGCCTTACGAGAATTTTTATTTAGTGACGTAGAGTTATCCTATCAATCTAATAACATATCACTGCTATCTAGCCACCTTCTTAAAAGTCCTGTTAAGATTACGTTCAGACGAGCTACCTCTACTGACGATGGCGACTTATTAATTATTGTGAACGGAACCGATGGTACCATGGCAGCATACTCTATACATAGAACACAAAAGGTTGTCGCTCCTTCAGAGTTTATTACGGACGGAACTTTTGAAGATTGTAGTGTAGATATTAACGATATATATGTTATTGTAAAAAGAACAATTAATTCATCAACAAAATATTATGTGGAGTTATTAGATGATGACAGAACTACTGATGCTAGCTTCCAGCTTTTTGATGGGAGTAATGATGGGTCTAAGCCTACCTCAACAACAGTATCCGGTCTTACACACCTGGAAGGAGAAACTGTGGAAGTTATTAGGGATGATATATTCTTGGGTACGAAAACTGTTTCGTCTGGGCAAATAACGATAGATCAGATACCTACGACTTATGTCGAGGTCGGTTTACATTACGATGTCCTAGCTAAAACATTACCTGCCGAGCCGAGACTTTCTTCTGGTACTATGGTAGGACGTAAGAAAAGAATTGTAGATGCAAGTCCTGTTTTATTTCAGACACAAAACATTGCGATCAATGGTAAGGAAGTTCCGTTAAAACAGTTTCCCTATACATTAGATTCTGCTGAGACAGTATTCTCTGGACGTAAAAGAGTGACTCCGATACTTGGATTTAGTACGGAAGCTCAGATAGAGATAACCCAAACTAAGCCCTTGTTTTTTACGTTACTTGGTTTAGAATACAATGTGAGTGGTAGTCAATGAGTGCGTCAGCGGTATTTGGTGGAATTGGTTTAGTAATGTCTGCATTGCAGTACAGGAGTACTGTAGCCGCAGGAAAAGCCGAACAAGAGTTTTATAATGCTCAAGCTCGTAACAGAAGATTACAGGGCAGAGTAGAGGCAGTAGAAGCTAAAGAAAAAGGCAATGAGATACTGAGACGAGCTAAAGTGGCTCTAGCCTCAAACCTTGCAGGAGGATATGCAAGTGCAGTTATTCCTACAGTGGGATCGGTTCAGACAGTAAGCAGGCAACAAGTATTACGACCTGCCTCGTTAGACTTTGGTATAACTGGCATGGATGCATTGTTAGCGGTAGAACAAGCGAACAGAGAAGCAGGATACTTAGAGTACAGAGGTCAGATGGCGGCAGCTCAAGCTCGAACTCAAGCCCTCGGTGGATTAGCAATGGCAGGATTGCAAGCAGGATTATCTGGTGCGTTTGAAGGACTAAGTCTAGGTGGTGGCTCTGGTTATTCAGCTAGTGCTTTTCAAGGAGTAGGTGCCGCAGGAACAAGAAATGTATCTATGGCAAGTAGAGTAGGACCAGCATTCGGAGGATAGATGGCAACAAGAAGAACATTACAAAGACAATTTTTTAGTCCAAGCTATAGTCCAAGTGCCTCAGCGGAAGCAGGAATGTTTGAGCAACAGGCAAGTGGCATGACACAGCTTGCGAATAGTCTTAATCAAATGTCTAACTTTTTCTATAAGGAGATGGAGACAAGAACAGTAGAGGAAGGCGAGTTATTAGGAGCTGCTAATCCTATTACTATTGACGAGCTGAAAAAATCTGCAAAAACAGGAAAGGATGTAACCGACAGATTAGGGTATGGAGCAAAAGGCAAGGCTGCAAGGGGTGCTGCATTTAAAGTGTTACAACATGAAATGGAAATGGAGGCATCTAGAGATTATCAAAACTTTATGACAAAGGCATCTCAAGAACAACTCTCCTCACAGGAAATCGCTGACGGATTAGATGCAATAACTATGGGTTATACAGATTTACTTAAAGGAGTAGATGCAACAGTTAAATATAATACAAAGGCAAAACTCTCTGTAATTACTAATGACTTATATTCAGATTACTTAAATGATGAAATAAAAAAACAAAACTCTATTATAGCTTTAAAACAATTTCGAGATCTAGAGCAAGACATTGAGAACATTATACCTATAATGAATTTAGCTTTGAGAGAAAACAAACCACAAGAAATAACACCTATGATTAATAGTTATAGAACACAGATTGAGGGTGCTATTTTTAACACATCTATGACAGATGCTAATAAACGAAAAAGTATTAAAGAGGCAAACTCTAATATTGATAGTGCAATTATAAGAACAATGACTAAATATAGCCAGGACAATAACATAGACCTATCAACATTTATTAAAAACTTTAGACAATCAGCAAAGGTAGTAAACGATAAAATTGTGTATAATGTTAAGAACCCAGATCTATCTTCTTTAGTAAATTCTCTCTCAAGAACAGGACAAAACAATTTAACAGACGAGCTTAACTCTGAATTAGATAAACAAACACAGATTACTACTTTACAATCTAACCAAAATAAGGAAGTTGCTGACGCTGCTGTTGCACAGATCAAACAAGAAACAGATAAATTTTTAGTTAATTATGAAGATGGTGGCGACATTCCACTTGAAGTACAAAATAATGTTAATATGTTAAAAAAATATAATTCAACTGAGTATAAAAATTACTCTCAAAAATTAACGGATATTCAAAGCGACTATGCCATAGAGATTGACACAACTCTTGTAAGTTCACTAGAACAACAAATAGATACCCTTGAAGGTATAGAAATGGACAAATTGTATGAGTATAAACCACGATTAACGAGAGATGATTTTTTAAGATTTAAAGAAGATGTTGCAAAAAAACAAAATGAAGAAATAAAAAGATTTGTTAAAACAGTGTCAACAGGGCCTAAATATGCAGCGAGTCACCCAGAATACCAAGGCGATCTTACTGGGGTGCTTGTTTTTAGTGACGAACAAAAAGCTGTAAAAGAAACAAGAAGATTTATAAAAGATCAAATGGAATTGGAGTCAGAAAGAGCTAGTGCCGCTGGAGAGTCCTTTAACGCATTTGACTTTTATAATAAATTAAAAAGCGATCCACAATACACTGAATTTTTTAAAGACCCATTAGGAGCAGGACAGGCAGCAGAAACAATAGCAAAAACAACACAGAATTTTATAAACAATCATTTTGGTAATTTAAATAGCTTGGGATTTTTTAGAAATGTTGTTTCTAATACAGATACTATTGAATATTATGAAGAAATTAGTAAAAATATTAATGAGAGTATGAGAAAAAAAGCATTAAAGCAAGGGACATTTGACACCTATAAAGCAGCAACAAGGCTTGTTAATCAAAGGTTACAAGAATTAAGGAAGAACAAATAATGGCTAAAGAACAGGATTTATTTGATCTATTTATTGAGGAAAGGGAGTTACGTCAATCTGGACAAACACTATTGCCTAGCTATGAAAATGGATTGACAACTGTGAGAGAACAGACTTTTGTAGATACTTTTGATAGTCAAGTAAAAGAAGGTGTGCAATCATTGTTTGAAAAATTTACATTAAATGAACAAACAAAAGAAGATTTAAAAAAAGGTGGTGAGGTTGTAGAAGGTATTGGTAAAGGCTTGTTTGAAGGTGGTATAGTAAATCCTCTAGGTCTAATTGTTGATGAAAACTCTAAGTTTATGCAAGACGCTAAACAAGCTACAGAATTTAATCCAGACTTTGATTTCGCTAATTTTGGATATGAGGGTGCAAAGTTTTTTGGGTCGTATTTAGGTTTAGGTAAACTGATGGCTATTGGTAAGGTTGGAACACAACTGAGTAAACTCGGAACTTTTGGTAAAGAAGCTGTTAGAAGTTTAGGCTCTACGTTTACAGCATACGAAGGTACAGATGAAAATTTAGTAGATGCTATTATGTCTATGGGTGCTGACCCAGACAATTACCCAATGATTAGAAAACTAATGACAGATCCGAATGATAGTGATTTCGAGGGTAGATTAAAAAATGTGTTAGCTGATTTACCTGTTGAAGCTCTTGTACCAAGAATAGCTGTTGTATTAAAAAACATTAAAAGTAAAGCACCACCAGAGGTGGTAGAGCAATCATTAGACAACTTAAAAAAAGAAGGTAATGAATTATTAGATAAGTATTCTGTTGGTTCGGCAATAAATCCAAAAGGTGAATTGGCACAATCAATTATTGAACAAGCAGACAAAAATACAAATGTATCTAAACTAGCTCCTAATAAAGGTGAGGTTGTAAATCTAAAACCAAAAAAAGATCGTCTTAACTTTTACTCTAAAGCAGAAGAAGTAACCAATCAGTTAAAACAGAACAAAGGTACAGGTCAACAGTATCGCCAACAATTACTTAAAGCTGGAGTAAAACCAGATGAGATAGAATGGCTAGGACTTGATGATGTTCTCAATAAAGACAAGATTTCTAAACAAGAACTACAGGATCAGATAAACGCAAACAGAATAGAATTAGATGAGGTAGAGTTGTCTGGTGGTGGCGATGATGTATTAGAGGATTTAACATACAGATTTAAAGAAAACTTTGATGAAATGTCCGCAGAAGATGCTTATGGACCAGAGCATTTAAATAGCCGAGCAGATGAGATTTTTGAAGATGTGGATGAGACTGATGTAAGTGGAAGAAAATACACAATAGATGATGCCTATGAACAAGCAAAAAATGAATATGACTATAATCCTGTTATGAAACATGTAGACCCAAAAACAGGATATACAATTACAGGAAATGATGATTCTGGGTATTCTATATTTAGATCAGAAGCAGACAGTAGTAATTTCCGTAATGATATTACTCGTAATCCAAGAAACCCAGGCGCATCGCCTGTTATAGGTTCATTAAACGAAGCGATAATAAGAGCAGAAGAAGATATGATGCAAGAAGGTGTTGTTGGGATGGCTGGAGAAGGTACAAGATTTGGAGAATACACAGAACCAGGCGGAGATAACTACCGAGAGTTTCTAATTAAATATGATGATCCTAAAGTGCAATTTGACGAAAGTCATTTTGATGAATCAAATGTCATTGCTCATTTTAGAACAAAAGATAGAACAACAAGCGATGATAAGAAAGTATTGTATATAGAGGAGATTCAATCGGATTGGGGTCAACAGTTCAGAACACAAAAAGGTTTTCTTGAATTTGGTGTTACAGGAATAGAAGGCATGAAAGATATGCCAAAAACTCTAAATGAATTTACAATCTCAAGAGTTAATAAAGATTTTAATTATTATGATTGGTTTAAAGATACACAAATCGAAGATTCGGTTGGTGATCTAAATACTACATCATTAAGAGGTCTGTATAGGAATTTTTTAATTGACCCAGGAATAAAAAACAAAAATGGACAAGTAGCAACCTTTGAAGAAAAACTTAAAGTATTAAAAGATCAAGGAATTGATGTTCGTCAAGGTCCACCTAAAGCACCATTCATAACAGACACCGATAAATGGACACAGCTTACTCTAAAAAGAATATTATCCAAAGCAGTAGATGAAGGATATGATTTTGTATCTATAACTCCTGGCAAAGCACAAATGGATAGATGGAATGATGAAGGTGTGGCTAAATTCTATGATGAGATTGTTCCAAAAAATGCAGAGAAGATTGTTAAGAAGTTAGATAAAAATGCTATACAGAAAGATAAGAAAATTAATTACAACGAGGTTAGACAAGGAACTGTTTATAATCAAGAAAGATTTAGCATAGAACTAACACCACAGCTAAAAGAAAAAGTTAAAAAAGGAATGGCGATGTTTAGTGCAACACCGCTTATTGTTGGACAGGAGAATGAGTAATGGGTAAATTTACTGAGTTATTAAAAACAGCAACTAAAAAAGGATTACAAGTTGAGGGTAATTACTATATGGATCCTGTTGATAAACTTGAGCTGTATGGAGAAGAAATTGTAATTCAAGGTGAGATAACTTCAGCTAAAAGTTTAGCCGAGGGTGTGGCTGACCCATTAAAAATATCTCTTAACGCAAACAAAGACGACAATATATCTAACTATTCTAAATTTCTTTCTCGATTAAAAGACGATACGATGGAAGACCCAGAAGTTACGAAAGCATTATACCATGACATAAGAATGACCTATGGTGACGGAATAAAAACTAAGACATTGAAAGTCGAAGAAATAGTAAACAATGCCACACCAGAAAAAATAAGAACAGCCTTAGACAACGCATTCAAATATGATGCTTTGAAAACAATGACCAATGAAGATTTCGTATTAAATTTAATGAATGGGGTAAACCTTTCCAATGAGTTTAGAGGTCTAGCCCAACAACTACAAAAAGTGTCTAAGAAAGAAGATAAACAAAAGATTCTAAAAAACATGGTTGTTCATACAGTTATGATGGGCAGAGTGTCAAAAGCCCTAAATCAAGAGATTAGAACTGCAGGTCAGAAATTAGCAGCGACTCGACATGGGAAAAAAATAACTGAAGTAGATTTTGATTCGACTTTAAAAAGCATAGCAAAACTTGATTTGACTACAATGGACGAATTAACTATGGACGAATTAGGTTATGTGTTTGCTCGTTTTAATAATTCCGAACTATCTAAAGTATCTGAACAACTCACACCAACCCTTTGGAAAAAAATACTTGGAGGTGTGCAACAAGGATACGACATTGTTATGGAGCTTTATTATAATTCTTTACTGTCTGGATTTCCAACACACGTTGTAAACTCTTTTGGTACTGCGGTACACATGGCAAAAGACCAGGTTGACGATGTTGTAGCTAGTGGTATTGGTAAAGTTAGAACGACAGTCGGTAAGGCAATGGGGTTGAAGACAAATGAGTTTGATAGAATTACTTTAAAACAAGCGATGCATTCTGATTTGGCAGATGTTAATGCCTGGAATGATGCATTAAAAGTATTTTCTAAAATCATGATAACAGGTGAGGGTTCTGATTCTGTTACTAAATTTGATTTTAAAAGAAGAAAAGGTATCCGATTGCCTGGGACTGATGGCACAGACAATATGATTGACGTATTTAAGCAGTTTAATGAAGGTAAAACTAGGGAGGCTGCTATAAATATGTTAGGGATTACTGCTAGAATTAGTGGTAGAGCATTGGCAGCGGAAGATGCGTTTTTTAAATTCTTTGCTAAAAGAAGATTTTTATATCAAGAGGCAATGAGGCAGGCAGACATGGACATGGTGCAAAACCTAAGAAAGGGTATGAGTGCTGACGATGCTAAAAGTGCGGCTGATGAAACAATCGCAACTATGATGGAAAATCCAACTCGAAGTTTTTCAACCCAGATATTAGACCAAGCTGACGAACACGCACAGAAAATGACATTTCAGCAAGAACTTGGTCCTATTGGTAAACAAGTCAGTAGAATATTTAAAACACCAGGTTTAGCCTTCTTAGCTCCATTTGTTAAAACACCATTAAATATAGGTAAAACTGTGTTAGATAATTCATTTAATATTTTTAACGTGGTAGGTCCATTATCAAGAGGTCAAGGAAAAGAGTTTGATAAAGCCTTTGCAAAAATATTAACAGGTAATGCTATTATGCAAAGTGTCATTCATTTAACTAGTGGTATGTATGGTGACAATGTAAAGGTTACAGGTGGTCCACACCCAGACTACAAGGTAAGGAAATACATGAGAGAAATGAATATACCAACATATTCAATAGGCTTTAAGCAGGACGATGGGTCTTATAAATATTATCCATTCTCAAGGGTTGACCCTATATCTGGTTTATTAGCTATGGGAGCTGATTACAATCAATATAAATATGTTATGGGTACGGATGAGCTTGAAAGTTTAGCGTCTATTATGACAATGAGTGCTGCTGATTATGTAGGCGAGCAACCTTTTCTTCAAGGCTTTGCAGAGTTTAATAAGATATTTATGGGTGAGCATAATAACAAAGCATTTGGGCAAGCTGCATGGGAGTGGTTTGGTGGAAAAACTGCTGAGGTTGTTGGTACTACCTTGAGTGGCTTAAATCCTTTAGGATTACCTATAGGGAATACAGTAATTAAATATATGGAAGAATATGATATCCCTGTTGTAGCTCCTGCATCTTCTTTTTATAGGTCTATTGAAAGATCTGAAAGTCCAGAAAGGGAAGACCCAACTTTTGACTATTCTCTGTCGGAACGATCAAAAATGCACACATTCTTTAAAGCATTTCATGATAAACGCAGACAGCTATTTATAAAAAACCCACAATTTAATGATAGATACCAACCACAAAAAGGAATGTTTTATAAAGACATAGGAGCTTCTGAGAATATAATGGGTGGATATGGGCAAGTCTTTAGTCCGTTTCAAGTTAGAACTGTTAAAATGGATGACGTTGAGCAAGAACTTACAAACCTAGCTCTTTTTCCTTCTGGTGGTAAAGCTCTTGGACTCGTATGGGATGTAAAAAAAATTGATGGCATTGAATTAAATGCTGACCAAAAGGATAGATTTAATGAGGTATGGAGTTTAATGGATGGACGTGGAAGAATGCCTGCTGAACCAGGTTACGATAAGTCTGATGATTTAAAAGGAATCATGAGGTCTGTTATTAAAGACCCACAATATAAAACATTAAGCAATGAAAAAAAGTTTATTGAATTAGAAAGAGTATACAAATCTAGACGACAGAATGCTGTAAAAAGAATGACAGAAACACCTTTAGAGTCACATGAATTATTTAAGGAATATAACAAACAAAAAGAAATACAAAGGGTAAACAAAGTATTTGATAAGATAGATATATTACTTGAGAAGAACTAACATTGAAAAAGCAAGTGATATAGTGTATAAATTATATAGGAGTTTTTATGGCAACCTTCGACATTAACGACACCACCAGACGTGTCCAATATACGACCAATGGCTCACAGACACAGTTCGCTTTTAGTTTTCAGATCAATGCCGACAGTGAATTAAAGGTCATACTCGGTGAGACTACACTCACATTATCGACAAACTACAGTGTAACAATCGCCGCTAACGGAACCGGTACAGTGGACTTTACCACTGCTCCAACTACAGGACAGAAACTAACCATCTTAGCCAACAAACCTTTATCGAGGGAGAGTGTGTATTCTACAGGAGCTTCGTTTACAGCGGCAGCACTAGAGACAGACTTCGATAATACAGTGATGATTTTACAGCAATTTAAAGAGACAGTAGATAGAACATTACAATTACCAGAGTTCGTAACAGGCTCAACACCACCAAGTTTGACAGTTCCATACAGTGACACTGCATCCGATAATGCACAAAAGGTAATTGGATATAATACGGCAGGAACTGATTTAACAACATACAATAGGGCTATAGGTAGTGTAAATGTTACGACCTCTACATTATCTCCTGGAAGTTCTGCAACAGGTTCAGCGACTCTTACTCTAGATGTATTAGACTTAACCCTTGGTATACCAAGAGGAGATACAGGAGCTACTGGTCCTTCTACAGAATTTACAGTTGCTGCTGAGTCTGGATCAAGTCAAACAATAAGCAATGGTAATACATTAACTATAGCAGCAGGTGAGGGTATCGATACTGTAGCTTCAGCCACAGACACAGTTACAATCAGTGGTGAGGATGCGTCAACAAGTAATAAAGGTATAGCTAGTTTTTCAAGTGCAGATTTTACTGTAAGTTCTGGAGCTGTATCTTTAGAAACTGCTGTCGTAAAAACAGATGAACAAAATACGTTTACTGCATCACAAATACCTGCGACAGAAACAGCAACAATATCTAGTAGTAAAACATTAGACTTTGATACATATCAAAATTTTATACTGACATTAGGTA